CACCTGCTCCACTTGCTACAAAGTTTCCACTACCTAAGTTTATACTTGAATTTGTTCCTGATATAGTTAAACCTGAAGAACCAAGGGTTGCATCTCCGAATGTTCCTGTAGAACCTGATAAATTTCCGGAGAATACAGCATTACCGCTACTGTCTATTCTGAAGTTTTTAGAAGCTATTGCTCCATTAGATAAGGTAATTTTAGTACCTGCCGTAGTAAAAGCTGAACCATCAGAGGTACCTGATAGGTTTGTAGAATTTATACTTCCTGTTGTTATTACACTACCATTGATTGAAGTAACATTTGCATTTACATCTCCTGCTTCTATAGGAGTTTTTGTTGTTGAGCCATCTGTTAAAGCAGCTCCACTAAATGTTACAAGTCCGCTAAATCCTATTGCTTGTGTTACATTTCCAAAACTTAAAGTTTGACTTCCATCAAAAGCAGCTTCAACAACTGTTACATCTATATACCAGTATTTGTTTGAATTGCCGCTTGCATAAGTTGGAGTTGAATGTGACCAACCACTTAGTATAGTATCAAAATTACCATCACTAAAGTCAAAAGTATTAGTGTTAGCTGCAGCTGGTGCTGTTGGAGGAGTACTTGCTGCTGCTGAATAGTTTAATCTTGTTCTGGTTGTACGAGGTCCTGTTGGCCCTGTTACAGACGTACCGTCTGTTCCTATGAACTTAACGTAAGTTAATCCACTAGGTACACTAGAGGGTTCTGAACCTGTCCACTCATAAAAGTTTACAAAAGTTCTAGTACCTTGTGTAAAGCTAGCACTGGCTCCACTTGCATTTGTAGCATATATTGGTTTTACACCTGAAGAAGTTCCATCTCCTCCTATAAATTGAACATAACCAGAATTAAAAACACTACTACTTATTTCTGGAGCTGTTCCTGTATACTCATGATACTTAACAAAAGTTAAGCTACCTTGAGTAAAGCTTTTATTTGCACCGTTAGCATTAGAAGCATAAGCTACTTTAACACCTTGAGTAGTACCATCATCACCTTTAGCTATTGTAGCAGTACTACCGTCACTGAATGTAACTACTGTATTACCAGCTCCATTAGTAGTTGTACTTGATATTGTTATAGAGGCCCCGTCGTCTCCTTCTTTAGATTTTGCAATTGTATAAGTTTGATCTATAGTAAACTGACTTCCAGTAGGAGATATAGATGCTGGTATTGTTGCTCTAAAAATAGCAGTTCCAATATCTGCGCTCATACTTGCTACTGTGTACACTCCTGTGCCTGAATTGATAGATACATCTACTCCAGTTTCGCTTTGTACAGCATAAGTACAGTTAGTAGTCTTATCTGTAGTGCCAACTAATACTTTAAATGTTCCACCTGCTCCTGTAAAACTTGCTCCTGTTCCATCAGAAGCTGTAGCAACTACATGTGCAGAGTTAGTTAAAAATGCTGTTGTTGAGTCAGAACCTGATTTAAGTCCAAAAATTGTAACAGAGTCTGTGGCTTTTATATTACCATTTGTAGCTCCATCTCTTACTTTTACCTTTACTTCTACTGTGTCGCCATCTCCAGGCTCACTTGCATCTGGTAAAGTAAATGTTGAAGTAGTACTAATACTTCCTGAAGTTGATCCATCTACTAAAAATTCATAGTATGGAGCTCCAGAAAAAGCTGAAGTTGAATCTCCTGTGTTACCTTGTAAGTCAGTAGTAAAAGTAATTGTTGTTTCCGGTGCTTCCGCATCTGGGTCATTCGCTCCGTACGTTATAACATGAGTACTTGGTTCAATTTTAACTGAAGCTGCTGATACTCCTATACTTCCTGAAGAGCCATCTTTAGTTATTGATATAGGAATAAGGTCAGTAAATACCTCTCCGCTTACATCTGTTGTTGTTACTTTTACAAATTTATTAGTTGTAGAACTACTTGCAGACGAAGCATCTACTGTTGCTACGTAAGGGCTACTTGTGTCTGTGACTGTAGTACTTCCATTTGTAAACTGTACGTCTGATTGAGTACCTTGATTAGTGTTTACAAGAGTAAATATAACTCCTGCTCCAGTTGGAGTAATGTTTCTTAGTGTTGCAGTTAGTTGTACATCTTGTGCTGTACCAGAGGGAGTCAGTACTCCACTATCATTAAATTTAACTTGTATACTTGATACATCAACATCTAATTGAGGAGATAGAATTTTTGCTTCACCGTTTACACCGCCTGTTGTGCTAGTAGGGTGGTATGCACTAAATAATTGTTTTACTGAATTATCTGCTGCTGAAGTACTTCTTCTTATGTGTCTAATCCAAAAGTATTTGCTTCCTGCTTCTGCGATAGCATATCTAAAAGATACAGTGTCGTCAAGAGTAGCTACTTTAGCTGCGTTTGCTCTATTATTATCATCACTTACCCATATTTGAGTACTGTCAGTAGGTTCACTAAAATTACTACCATTAGTCCAAGAAAGTATTACTACTCCAGGCTTATCTGAAGTTGCAGCAAGATTCGTAGGTGCTAATGGGGCAGATAAAGCAGATGACTGTGTCGAAGCTTCTTGTCTTATTCTTGAAGCTCTCTGCTTTGTAATTGCATACACACTATCATCATACTCTGTAGCTTTTAAACTAACGGTACAATTAGGCTTGAATGTAGCATTTTCTATTCTAAATAATTTTTTATCAAATTTAAAGGGATCATAAGTAACTGAAATTACTTGTCCTGCTTTCAATAATAAACCTTTCTGTCCTACAGTAAAAGATATTTCTTTACTAAACCTTGATTCTAATAAAGCTTTTTCTACGCCTATTCTTGCATTATAATAATTACTTACACCAGTAAGAGTATAGTTTCCTGTTTTTACTAAATTTCTGTCTGCTTTTACAAACTCTGAATTAAAGAAACTTACACTTCTTGTACTCCAATTATTCTGTGGATCAAATATACTAGCCTTAATAGTATTCTTTGCTTTTTGAGCAGAATTATCATTAAGAGTTATTCCTCCAATAATATCAGTATTGTCTATATACTCTGGATTTACATTTTCATTATAAGTTACTGAGTTAAATGTATTTACTATTTGAGGAATAGCTGATTGAGTTTCTACATCTAATGTATATTTACCATTAGCATAACTCAACATACCATTAAAGTGACTTAAAAATGCATTAACATTTGAAAATACAGATTTAGTAGTATCTATTATAAAATTAGTTTGATGTCTTGTTACCCACATTTGGTCGTGGTGTTCCCAGCCTAGATATCTCCAGTACTTAATAAAGTCCGCATCATATAAAGAATAACTTATTTCTTTACTACCATCTAGTGTTATTGAAGAAGGGCCGGATCCAGATTCTTTATGTAAAGTAAGAGAACTACTTATAGATAGTAGGCCTGCATTTGTTCCTGTTGTATGTGTAGGTTTAGTAGTTTTATAGCCAGCTGCTGTAACTCTGTAAAACCTTGAATCAGTTGTATATACTATGTCTCCTACTTTATAATATATATAGTTATAGTACTTTCTCGCGAATTTTCCTGATACATCAGTAATAGTAATTTCTCTTTTACTATTTTGTAAAGAAGAAGATAAAATCTTTCCTGAGGCTATGTGGTCACCATCACTATTACCATTTGCTGTTAATCTATAAACATCCCCATTAGTAACTGCAGCATTATCTGTTAGTGCAAAAGAAACATCTGATCTAGTATCACATAGTCTAGAAGAAGTTATAAAAGATTCGAGATTAGTATCCTTATCAATACTTAAATCTTTTCCATAATGTTTACTAGACATATAGTCTAGTAATTGCATTGCAGGGTTGTTTGATGCTCTTCTATCTGATGCGGTACTAGTAATTGAATATGTTAGTCCGTCATCAAAAGCTGATTCTGTCAAAGTAAAGAAAGGCGAACTAATCGTTATAGTATCAGTAGCCGGAGTAAAAGAAGTTATAGTTCGTGACTCTCCTGTTTCATTTAAAGTTATAGTCTCACCTAATAAGTCTGAAGCATTTGATAAATTTGATACAGTAGAATCAGTAAGAGTGTAGGGTTCTGCTTTAAATAGTTCTAAGGTTGTTAAGTTACTTCCAAGACTAGCTATGTTAGCATATCCTGTTAATCCTGTAAAAGTAACTGTAGTACCACTCCAAGTACCTGTTATAATACTTCTTGATAATCCTTCTAAATGTGTCGCATTGTTTAAAAATACTTGATAGGTTTTATTAGCCGTATATTCGCTATACCCTGCTTGTAAAGATGTAGCGTCTGAAGAAGAAAATGTCATCTGCAAAGTGCCAGAACTATCTGTTACAGCTGTAGGACTAAACTTTTGTAAATTTAAGGATTTATTACCTATAATGTTTGCATTATAAGTTCTCATGTGCCAGTAGTCAGAGGCTCCTGTTTTTTTAAGTCTTAAGTAATGGTAGGACGGAGCTCCATTTACATATCCTAAGTCAGGACGACCGTCTAGTCTGAATCTATAATATTGCTTGGCATCTGTTCCTGTCCAAAAATACTTATCTATAATTTTGAAAGAAGTTTGAGAACTGCCAACAAGAGTAGCAGCACTATAACTTACTCCATCTGTACTTCTTTCTACAGTTATAGTATCTCCTTCCTTGAAATCTGTGTGGTCATCTGAAATAGAAGGATTAGGCTCATAAGTATTATCGTAGTTGTAACACTGCACTAATTTTCCTTTAACAACGTACTCTAGTTCAGGTACTGTTGTTTGATCTTCATTAATTGTTAAAGCAGTTACTACATATGCAGTATCTAATAGTTTGTGACTTGGAGACCAGTAGGGTAGTGTTCCCTCATAATAATCAACCTGTCTTTTGAAACCGTTGGCAGCAGCTATAGTTGTTAATAAATTTGAAGCTCTTTGGTCAGACTTTCCAGCAAAGAAATGAAATTCCATTTTGTACGGGTGTTCTATGCTACCTATCTGCTCATGAAACATACCTTTTGCGTCTGTATTTCCACCAACAGAACCTGCTACTCCAAGTTGTAAAGTTTTATATGTTTGCTCTAGTATATATAGCTCTGCTTCCATCTCTAATAAGACTTCTGAAGCCTGCGCGCTAGCCGTTCCTGTATTTAAATCTTTCTCTAAAGTTTTTATTCTTTGTTCTAATTCAGATATATCTGCGACAACTGTTGATAGTGCTGAGCTGTTTTGGCTACTAGCTCCACCTAGAGTATCTCCTCTATCTGCTCTTCCATAACACTGTAATTGAGAGTTATCTTTATCTGTACCTGTTGCAGAGTTTCTTACATCAAAGTCTTGTTTATCCGTACAAATTAAAGGAACTCCATCTATATAAAGATTGTATAGCCCTTGGATTTCTCCTTCTGATATAGCATAAGTAACATACACTTCTTTTGAATTAGTATTTGCTGTATCTGCAAAGATAGGTATACCTTGTACTCTTTGAACTCCATATACAATAGGTAAATATCGTCCTTGTAAGTTTACACTTAAATCTACTTCATTATCTACTTGGTATTGTTCTTCTACTGTCCAATACTTTCTTCCACCCCAACCAAATGCTCCTCTCTTCTTTGATTTCTGTATAGAACGAGTAGCTGTTGTTTGATATATTGCAATTTGGTTTAAAGTTGTTTCAGCGTGTAAAAATCCTAAATCTGCGGCATATTCAGGTCTTGTTGTTACTAGAGGTTGAGGTCTAGAATTTGAGTCTAAAGCTCTATGTATTTCATCAGTTGTTATTCTTCCATTGACTTGATTAAAGTCTGCCCAGTGACTTGAAAGACCCCACTTTACTCTTGCAGCTGTATCTGCTTCTGACAGATTACAAGAAGCAATTATACCTCTAAATATAAGTATACTTGAGTTTCCTGCTATATCTCCAGTTTCTGGGTCTATAAATACTTTGTGTATAAATACTTCTCTATTTAAAAAAGAAGGATTCGATAGGCTAGATACTATTTTTTCATTCGTAATTGCATTAAGTTCGTCTGATTCTAAGGAAAGTGTTACTTGAGTATTTGAATCTGTAGGGTAAGTGGTAGTGTCATCAGTATCATTACCTGTAGTAGCTAATGCTATGATTGTATTGTTTGTTGTAAAACCTGTTATTATATAAGTAAGTGAGGATACATTAGTACTAAAGTTGCCTGCGCTTTTAGTAAACTTTATCTTGTCGCCTTCTCTGAAGCCAAGCTCTACGAAGTCTATAGGCTCTCCTTTATATATACTAGTAGTTGCTGTGAAAGTTGCGTTTGTAAATGTTCCTTGAAGTACTATAGAAGTCCCTAGATGTTCTCCTGCTAGTGTTAGTCCCATATTAGTTGCACGTGGTGCTATAGTTTCTGAGTAACTTCCTACACTTAATATTCTATTTGCTCTATAAACTTGAGAACCATTTGCATTTCCGTCTTGATCAACTGAGCCATCGTTGAAAGATATATCGCGAGGTCCATCTGTATAGTAAGCGTATCTATTTGCATTTGTTCTGAACTGTAAAGTTTCTGAATCAGGGGCAGAGGGTCTTTCAAATTTTACTAAGTGTGCATATTCAAAGTCAGAGTTATTGACTAGAATCTCTTCTATGGCGGTATTTATTATTTTTTTGGTCATTTTACGGCTGAGCCTCCTCTAGGTTAAGAGTGAATGTGTATAGATTATTTGTTCCAAGACTATACTGTTGTGTATCTGAAGTTTGAATTACTCTTAATAGAGGATTTGCGTATACTATGCTTGAATTATCAGTAACGTCTTTTTCTACTGGAGGAACTACATATATTCTTCGTTCATCGCTAGTATTCAATGCTGAATCTGATGCTAATTTGTTACCACTCGTATGTACTCTTACTACTTGATAAGCTTTCTTATGATTTGAATTATTTGAGTCTGCAAAATTTATCATGTCTCCTGGTCTTAATCCACCACTTACATTATCCATGTTGTCTACTATAAAATTTGTGTCTCCTGATGTGATAGTTCCTTGAGTTCTTATTGTACCACTGGTCGTTGTTCTAGTATTTGCATTCTGAGGTAAAGCCACAAAGAAAGGTTTTAATCTCCCTCTTTTTTCTAATAAAAAGTTATACACAGGTTCAAAAGAGTCTCTAGTCATAGGATTATAAGTTATTTGTACTTTCCATCTATGAGCTACTATAGCTCTAGTAATTACTCTTCCACTATTTGTTCTACTTATAGAAGTTGGCTGCTCGCTACTGAAACTTACAGTTTTAAACCCAGGACCAATAATCGGACTATTGGAAGTTGAGCCATCTTCTCCTACCCCAAAATTTGGGTCTGGTAATCTACTTGCAAAACTAGTAAATGTTGCCATTAGCTGTTACTCCCGTATGCCATAGGGTCTACTTGTGTTAAAAAGTCTTCTCCGTTTTCGTTGGCTGCTTCTCTTATCATTCTAATAATATTTCCTCTTTGATTGACTAATAAGTCTTCTACACCTGTTGCATCTACTGCATTAATTGTAAAGTTTACGTTTGATGTCCCACTACCTATTTTATCATTTGGAGTTATAGACATAGGGGATAGCGGGGATATTACCTCTGGTCCTCTTTCTCCTACTAGTATATCTCCTCCAGCCGCATAAGATTTCATTCCTACTGCTGCTGTTTTAAAGTTATTGGCATTAGAGCCCATACCTCTTTCTCCTCTTAAGTAAGCAGTTTCTCCGGAGGATGCTCCTTTTGAAACATCTACATTGTTCTGTCTACTGCCTATAGTAAGAGCTGTAGGTATTTTAGGAGCAGAAGATTCTCCTCCTTGATAAGTTTGCTTTTTAATTATAGCTACTTGAGCCATACCAAGTACACCCATCATAGCAGCTAATGCTACGTTCCAAGGTCCTACAGGATCAGCACTTAATTGTCCTGCTATTGCTGCTGAGGTACTTATTACTGCAGAAGCAATTTTCATTTTCTTGCCCTGCTCAAATGCTTTTCTAGCCAGTGCATCTTTTTTCTTTTCCATTGCGGCTATCTTTGCAAGTGATTCTTTTGAGGAACCATCACGTTTTTTCTCTGCATTTATTTGATTGTCTATTTCTTTTATTTGAGCTTTTGAGTTAGCAGCCATCATTGCTGATACAGCTGTTACCATTGAACCAACTGCTTCTATCTTATCTGCTGTTGATAATCCTTTTTCCCCTGCCATAGCAAAAGCATCTCCTATTGACATAATACCTGCGAAAGCTTGCGATACAGCTTCTCCTTCAGGTCCTAAAGCTTTTAGAGCATCTATCATTGGTTGAGTAGCTCCTTGGATTGCTTCTAGTCTACCTGCTGTAGTATTGTCACTATCATTTAAGGCTACTCCTGCTGTTGTAGATCTTTCTCCTAGAGTACCTGTTTGTCCTGCATTAGCTAGTGTTTTGGCTCTATCGGAATCAGCTTTTATTTCTGCTGCTGTTTTTTCTCCTGTTGCTAATGATTTTTTCTTAATAATCATATTATCAAGTTGAGCTACTATTGCGTCGTATTCCCCAGGAGCTAGTTTTGCTCTCATTTGAGTTTCAAATACTTTTAGTTTAAACTTTTCTAAATCATACTCTAAATCAATTTGCATTATCTTTAAATCAAAAGATGCTTTAGCTTGATCTTTAGCTCTTTCTGCTGCTTGTAATTCCAACTCATAGTTAGATACAACTCCAATCTCAAACTTTCCAGTCTTTTTAAAATTATCTAGTTTTGCTGTATACTGCTCTAGTGCAGTTGTGTTTTTAAATGCTTGATTAACTAGTTGTACATCTACAGCTAATTCTTTTTGTCTAGCTGCATTATTTCTTGTTTTGTCTGCTAGTTGTTCCATTGCTTGTTGTAGTTGAGCATAAGCAGGAAGACCCGCTTCAAGGTTAGCTCTAACAGTATCTACTGTGATTCCCATATCTTCCATAGAAACTCCAGTTTGTTGACTAACTAAAGTTAATTGATCTAGAATTTGGCTGTCAGTGAGCATTTCTGATTTTGCTAATTGGTCTAATGAGTTATTTAAGGTTCTTACTGTTGAAGCTATTTTATCAAAAGAATTTCTTTTTAGTATACCATCTATATTTTTATTAATAACTTTTCCTATTTCTTGAAACGCTGTTCCTAATGACTTGAGATTTTCTGAAGTTTCTTCTACATTCTTAGTTGACTGTTCAAACTCATCATTGACTATTTTTTGTGCTGCTTTAAAAGTATAAAAGCTACCTGTTAGTGGATCAATAGTTTCTTGTAATTCTCTAAATCTATCTGCTGGGTTAAACCCTGCCATTCCATCTTTAAATCTACTATCTGTTTTTCTTAAATTTTCTAATTCTTTCTCTGAGGCTTTGATTGCTTCATTAAATAGACGTTGTTGTTTTTCTGGTCCTGTTTCAGTGAGGGCATTATTAACCGCTGCTATAGCATGAGAGATGCCAGGAATTTTTGCTAAAGCTGCGAATAAGAATTTCAATGTACTTATAAGAGCTTTAAAGGGGGCTAGAACAACATCAAATACAACTCTGCCCATTACCATTAGTGCATCAGTAAGGCCACCAATAAGTACTTGACCTTTAGTTAAGTCTTTTTCATTTGCTAAAGCTTCTGTAAAAGATTTATAGTTGAGTCTAGCTTCTTGAACTACTCCAGCTGTTACTACTATTTCATTTTTCTGTCTCTGAGCAGCTATAGCTGAGTCTCTAAAGGCGATATCTAAACCATCCATTGTTTCTACTAATTTTCTATTAGTTTCTGCTAATTGGTCTAGTTTTTCTGTAGAGCTTGACACTGTATCACTTAAGTTTGCTAGTGATTTTGAGCTATCGGAAGCTTCACCTTTAAGTTTCATTAAAAATCCTATAAGTAATCCCCCAAAAAATAGTATTTGACCTATAATAGGAATTGCATTCATTAAAGCCGCTCCAAAAAGTCTTACCGCTACTGAGCCCGTGCCAAATCCTCTAGCCAATGACATTCCAAATCTTTTGAATATTCCGGGTTTGCCAAGAGTTTTTGTATAAGTTTCATATGCACCTTTTTGAGTTTTACTAAATTCCTTTATTCCTTTTGAAGCTTCTTTGAATCCACCTAAAGCTCCGGCACCTTGAATATTAGTCATTCTATTAGAAACACCTTCTTGTCCTGCGGATTCTCCTGTAGCTAGTGCAGAAGCTCCTGCGCTGCCTGATCTTCCCTGCTCTGCTTGTTGAACACTAACTATTTGTCCTTTCAGTGCTTTTAGTTCTGCCATTCTTTTAATATGTGCATTTGAATTAGCAGTGCCATTTTTCATAGCAATATCTTTAGTTCTTTTCATAGTATTTTGAACCTGCTGTGTAGCTTTGTCAAAATCTTTTGTACTTGCTGTATTTGATTTAAGAGCTTTTTGTAAAGAAGCTACTGCTGTAAATTCTGAACCTTTTGTTGTTTTTGCTTTACTGTCTTTTACTAATCCAATTTTTGCTGTTTGCGCTGCTGATTTACCTGCTTTTGCCTGTTCTGTGGCCATAGCCTTAGCTGTATTTGCAACAGCTAGTTGTCTTTCCGCCATTTGTCCAAGAGCAGGAATCATAGTAGTTAAAATAGTTGAAGCAAAAAGTATTATACCACCCATCAAAGCTCCACTACTACTAGCAAGCATTCCTATGAAAGGGTTTAAAAATTTATTTATAAGCTCTAATCCACTATTTGCTAAATCTTGAAGTGCTCCTGATAGTTTATCATAAGAGTTAGGTTCTACTGAATCTGATAAATCTCCATACTTTAATGCACCCTGTGTAAGAGTTTCATTTAGGAAAGCTTGTCGTCTTTCAAAGTCAGTTAACTCTGTTGCATTTTTTTGGAGAGTTGATGCATATTTAGATACTGCAGTATCCAGTCTTACCATAATACCTAATTCATCTAGAATTTCAGGTTCCAGTTTAGCAACACCACGGAATAGTCTATCAATAGAGTCCCCCATATTTCTACCGAGAGCAATAGAAGCATTTCTTGCAACTTCTGCTAGTCCTGATATTTGGTCAGTGTTAAACCCTGAAGTTAATGCTATAGAGGAAGCTCTTAACGCCTCTTCTAACGATATAGCATTATTAGTTATTTCTTTTAAGCCTACTGCAATTTGCATAGAACTTTGACCCGCAGCATTCCCTAAAAAGTTAAAACCTTCTATAAGAGTTTGTACTTGGGCTGCACCTCTAAGTGCATTGAAAGCAGCTGTTGCTGCAAAGACGTTAGCTGCTAATGTAGCATAAGCGCCAACGAGTCCTGAAGACCCACCAGTACCTATTGATTGAGCTTGTTTTGAGAATCCCTTTGCTGATGATAAGTTAGTTTGATATAAAGATTTTTGTTGAGAATGATACCCATCTCCTGTCTTTTTAGCATTTTTTGTAGATTTATTTGTATCATCAATACTTTTTTTAAGTTTTTTATTATTTTTTATAGCGGCAGTTGTGCCTTTATCATTAGTAGTGATTTCAATTACAATTTTATTATTATCTGCCATATTAGGTTTTTCTTTTCATCTTGTCATACTCAGCTTTTAATTTTTTCTGGGACGACTCTATTGCTTGGTTATCTAAAAATAATAGTAACTCAAATAAGTATTCTTCTTGATGTTCTTCTATACTGTATAATTTTTGTAGTAAAGGTAAGTTAGTATAATCTTTACCCATATATCCAATCTCTGGATACATTCTATTCCCTAAGCTATGATGAATATTAATTGCATCAATTACCAAGGCAGGAAAGTCTTCTGGTTCTGGTGGGCATCTGTCCCAATCTATTTCTTCTCCAGTTTGTTCGACCATACGCAAGTATTGGTCTTTAGTCATTCCTGCTTCGTTGTTATCCAGGAATAACGTCAGTTTTTTCTGTATTTTCTTCTTGTTTTTTAGAACGAAAGTTTTCTAAATCAAAGACTACCTCATTGAGCCAGTTGTCAAATTCACTTGAGTTTTCTACAAGTAATTGAGCATTTTCAAGAGTATATTCCATCAACATTTGAGGGTCTTTATTAGTTAAATCTACTAAAAGTAAATCTTCTAGGTATATTAACTTTAGTCCTTTCCATCCTTTTATTGTTGCTTCAGAAAACTCTTTTACAAACTTGTCTTCATCTAAAGTTTCTTCAAAGCCTCTTGTTTTTCTATTAAATTTATTGTTTGTGCATCTTTTTCTTAAAGATACTAATTCTTTTCGGGATAGGTTTGCTAGTTCGACTTCAAAATTGTCGAGTCCAGGAAATTCTACCCATGTGGTCTTAGTGTCGACCAGTAGGTTTTTTAATTCCATTTATATTCTCCTATGAATATTGAGTAATTTGAGTGCCGATAGCAGTATTACTAGTAGAACGGAAATCATAAGTCTGTGTGTAGACATCTCCTGCATCCATTCTTGCTGTATACATTGCTGGATTTAATTCTATCTTCCAGAAAGAGGTACCTTGCATAGTTTTTGCTGTAATACTTATAGTACTATTACTACTAAAATCATCAAATTGTGTTATATTATTATCTGTTTGGTATTGTTGAATAGCTCCCGAGACTGTTCTTTTTTCTACCGTGTATGTACTCGGAAACATAGCATTACTTGAATTAGTAACTGCTAAGCTTTCGTGTAAAGTGTCGAAGGGGTTCCATTGTATATCATTCTGTATCTGTATACTAGCTGTTAAAATATTACTCATATTTAAACTATCTACGGATACTTCGGGGTACACTTGAAGTGGAGTTCTTGTGGAGCTTTCAGGTTGAAGGCTTCCAGGTATGGTATAACTTTCGTCACCTGCTCTACTTAATTTAGTTCCTTGTCCTTCTATAGCTACTGTGAATTGTGCTCTTGGGTTAAAAGCAAAATTACCTGATGTAACTACGCAGCTATCTATTTTAAAAGTACTGCTTCCAGTCTGAACATATATATCAAATGCTTTTAGTTGTTGAGTGTCAATTTCTGCAACACTAGTACTAACTAAATCACTTAATAGGTCCATAACTAAAGACTCATCTTTCTCTACTGTTAAAGGCGTTGAAAAACTAAACTGAGCCGGATTGGCTTTTGTTATATTTGTTCCCTCTATCATTTTTGTTTGATCGTGTAAAGTCTTTACTGAATACGAATCTTCCGCAAATGTTTGGGTAAAGCTTAAGGCGGTATCAGTATATATTCTATACTTATTACCGCCATAAACTATAAATAGCTTACTCTCCTTGAGAAAACTATAAGACATTATACTTAAGAGTCTAGAGCTCTTGCACCAGTAGCTGCATAGCCACTTTGTGTATGAGTACTACTTCCTAAGTATTTAACTTCTAATTCGTCTCCTGTTAGAAGATCAGTTCCGTGAGCTGAAAACTCTACAGAAGCTGATATTAAATCTCCCACTTCAACTGTTGGAACAGTTAAATGAGCTTTTGGCATATTGAATTCAACACCTGGTGCTGACCAGTCATCTGCCTCCATGCCTTCTCCGTCTGTATCAACAGCACCTGATACACCCATGAATAAACGCATATCAAATACGTTAGACACAAGGTCAGTTGCGTTGGCTAAATCAGTTAAAAGCTGGTTAGAACCATCGGTTTTGGTATCAAGGTACATGGTTAAAGAACCACTTATTACCCTAGCACCTGTGAATGAGCCAATCGGCTTATCTACAACACCAATAGTTTCTGGTGTTACATAAGTAACGTTATTTGCAATAGTTAGAGAACCACCTGTGATATTAATATCATAAGTTCTGTTATCTAATCCTTGAGAGGCAGCTCCGCCTCCTATTAAGTCTGTATCTAGATATAAACTTGAAAGTTTATTTCTTAGATAGTCAGCATCACTTGGTCCAGTAGTATCTACATAGTTATATGTTTCCACATAAGTATCAGTATTAGCATTGGTTGGAGTTGCTGCTGAAGTTCCCTGAATAATATACTTAGACGGGTCTTCTATAGATTCACCTACTTGGTCAATAGTAGTAGCATTACCAGACCATGTGATCTGTGCTATACCATCAATAGAGAAGTCTACTTCTGCTTGGTTAATCTGTGCTTCGTTTAACCTGTATGTTGTATTTTCTAATGCAAAGTAGATGCTTAGTTTCATAAGTTCATGAACGTCTGATTGGTCAAATTTACATAGTGAACCGTACTGAGTTCCAGTAGTTACTTCTACAGCAGCACCTGAAGTGTCTGATGCATTTGGTAGCCCTGTTCCTGCTAATGCAGACCATAATATGTTTTCAACACAGTCATAAGTTCCATCTGCTCTATAACTATTTGCACCATGCTTGAAAGGTCTGACATATGTGCCAAATGACCATTCTGCTGGTGGTAAAGAGTCATTGAATCTTTTTGAACCCCTGTTAGGTGCTGCACCTGCTTCTGAAATTGTTACATCTGTTGAATCACTTCCCTGTGAGAAGCTGTATCCGTCTAACACACCAATTCTAAAAGTATTTGCGTCTACTTCATTTCCTTTGAACTTACCTGTTCCTGCTCTTCCGCCGTCTGTTGTTGTTGTAGCTGCGATTGAATCTACAGTTACTACTAGTCCAGAAGCTGAGCTATTGTCTGTTCCTGCGTAGTTTTCTACAGCAGTTTCTGTTGCAGTTTCGTTTATTGCGAACGCTGCTCCCCTAAAGTTATTAGGGATACCTATAGTAGCTACTGGTCCAGTTGAGCTGCCACCTGTAATGCTAAGAACTATAACTTTGAAGCCGGTACCGCTACTAGAAGTTGTTCCTAGTGTTACGATATCGCCTACAGCATATCCTGTTCCCGCAGTACTTACGTGGGCAGTTTTTACTCCACCAGTTGCACCAACTCCGTTTCCAGAACTGACGAATACTTTGGTATTTCTCGATAGATTTAAAGCCATTTGCTTTCTCCTATTATTTTACTTTGAAAGTATTTAGCTAGACGTTTATCAGCTGCATAATTTCGTTTAATACCTACACTCTAAAGTCAGTTCGCCAATGCCGAGAGGTGATAACACACCTTCGTCTGATGACATTGACTGCAAAGTTAAGGAAGTCGTTGTTAAGTTTGGACTTACAGTATCATCGTAAGTCAAAACATCGTTGTCGTCTATTACTCTTTCAATATCTTCCATTAAAATAGCTAAGACTTCTTGTGGGTCATCCTGGTCTTCGACATAAACTCTTATGTCCAGACTCAAAAATCTCCATTTGAATTCGTTTGGTTGGTATTCTCTAGTTTCATCTCCTGCTACTATGCAGATTTTAGGAAACTCTTGAATTTCGTCTAAAAATACCATTCCTGCGTGAGCATTATTAAATACATTTGAATTGTAAGGAAAATTTCCATCAATCAAGTTTATTTTATTTACAAGTGCATCTACTAATTTCTTTCTTGCTGTTCTATATTGTGATGCCATTATGTCCTCCTAAGACTTGTAAATTTCTGCTCCGTGTATTGTAGTGCAAGGTTTCTTATACTTTTTGATATAAGAGGTTTTGGGTTGTACCCTTCAGGCCATCTTCCACCATTTTCAAAAGTTTGGTATACACCTTGTCTATTTTTACTTCTACCACCGCCTGTTAGAGTATAGGTATAAGCTCCACTTATTCCTCCTTTCGTTTCACGTAAGTCCATTAACTCTACGCTATTGGAAAAATCTCCTGTTCTATTCTCTAGTGCAGGTCTTCCCATGTTTCTTCTAACTTCGGCTCCTAATCTTTTATTTATTAAAGCTCTTAGGCTTA